GGTATAGCACTACCTTATATAGTAACCATTGACAAAGGAACCTCTGAGATTCTAGCCATTAGGCGTAACTGGAAACAAGAAGACCCACTAAGAAAACGTCGCCAGCACTTCGTCCACTACGGCTATATCCCAGGATTCGGGTTCTATTGTTTTGGTCTGATCCATCTCATCGGGGGGTTTGCTAAATCAGGGACCATGCTTCTTCGTCAACTCGTAGACGCAGGCACACTCTCTAACCTGCCCGGTGGATTTAAAGCTAGAGGTCTGCGAATTAAAGGAGATGATACTCCTATAGGACCAGGTGAATGGAGAGACGTTGATGCGCCTTCAGGAACTATTCGCGATAACTTAATGCCGCTTCCTTATAAAGAGCCAAGTCAAGTTCTTGCGCAGTTAATGGATAAGATTATTGAGGAAGGCCGACGCTTCGCAAGCGGGGCAGATATGAAAGTATCTGACATGTCAGCCAACTCCCCTGTAGGTACCACACTCGCTATATTAGAGAGAACGCTTAAAGTAATGTCTGCAGTAAATGCGCGGATTTACTACTCTATGAAAAAAGAGTTTACGTTACTCAAAGATATTATTCGCGACTATACAGACCCAGATTATAAGTATGATCCAGCCACAGGAACACCAGGTGCAAAACAAGAAGACTATAATAAAGTCAACCTGATTCCCGTTGCAGATCCTAACGCCGCAACAATGGCGCAGAAGGTAGTACAGTATCAAGCCGTTATGCAGCTTGCACAAACAAACCCAGACATCTACGACTTACCTGAGCTCAACCGCCAGATGCTAGAAGTATTGGGAGTTAAGAATATAGAGAAGTTGATTCCTGACAAGGATGATATTAAAGCGCTAGACCCTGTATCAGAGAATATGAATATCTTAAATGGTAAACCTATTAAGGCGTTTATATACCAAGATCAGGAAGCGCACATTACTGCACATATGGCGTTCTCCCAGGATCCTAAAATTCGTGAGATAGTAGGACAAAGCCAGAAAGCTCCGGCGATTCTCGCTGCAATGGAAGCCCATATTGCCGAGCATGTTGCGTTTGAATATCGCAAACAAATTGAAGAGCAGCTCGGTGTTCCACTTCCTACCCCTGATGAGCCATTACCAGAAGATATTGAACTAGAGTTATCCCGTCTAGTGGCTCGCGCTGGTCAGCAACTACTACAGAAAGACCAAGCAGAAATGCAACAAGAACAAGCACAGCAACAACAACAAGATCCGCTAGTTCAAATGCAGCAAGCAGAGCTTCAGATTAAACAACAAGAAGCTCAATCTAAAGCACAAAAAGTAATGGCAGATATTGAACTTGATAAGGCCAAGTTAATACTTGAAAGAGAAAAAATGGAGTCTACTATTGAGCGCGACGTAGCTTTGGAAAGGGCACGAATAAAATCTACAGAGAACATAGCTGGCGCTAAGATAGGTGCTGAAGCTCAAATGGAGCAGGAAAATAACCGCGCTAAAGAAGTATTAAAAAGTGCTGAGTTAGGCGCCGCTGCTATGACTAAAAATCTTGATATGCAACTACGCGCAGAAGAAACTAGACTAAGAATTGAGACTAGTGTCGAGGACACAAAGATTCAACAAGAAGACGAGTAATTTACTAAACCAGAGGAAAGCAAAATGAACGAAACGCTAATGTTATTGTCAGCGCAGATTGAAGAACGACGAAAGGTACTCCAAGAAGATCTTAGTTCAGGAAACGCTAAAGATTATGGAGGCTATCAACACGCCTGCGGCGAAGTCCGTGGGTATCTCATGGTTCAAAGTTTTATATCTGAACTACTTAGAGCAATTAAACAAGGGGATGAAGACTTCGATTCTACTCCTACTGATTCAGTGGTGAGCAAATGAATAATATAGCTACAGGTGAAAAAAACCTAGTGTCTCCTGGAGGCGCCCCAATTAAATCTAAAGCCAAAGCAAAAAAAGAAGCTATGGCTCAACTCGCTACTCAACTTCCTGAAGTCAAAGGCTATCGCATTTTAACTGCTGTGCCCGAAGCTGAAGACGCTTATGAAAGTGGTATTTTAAAAGCTGCCGATAAGAAAAAGATTGAAGAGCATTCTACTGTTGTTTTATTTGTGATGAAGTTAGGAGACCTAGCCTATAAAGATGAGGCTCGTTTCCCTTCTGGTCCTTGGTGTAAAGAGGGCGACTTTGTTATTACCCGCGCTTATACCGGCACTCGCATAAAGATACACGGTAAAGAGTTTCGCATTATTAATGATGACACGGTGGAAGCTGTTGTCTCTGACCCGCGTGGGTACGAAAGGGCTTAAAGGTGCCTATAAAAGACCCAGTAGAACGAAGAGCTTATTATAAAGCTTATCGAGAAGCTAACCGGGAAAAGGTGGCGGAGTGTAAAAAAGCTTGGGGTATAAAAAACCGAGATAAAGTTTGTGCGCAGCAACATGCTTGGTATTTAAAAAATAAAGAAATAACAGTTGCCAGAGCAGGGAACTGGATTAAAAATAATCCAGAAAAAGCAAAACTTATTAGGGCTAAACACAGAAAAGAAAACTCGGATAAAATTAATACCCACACCGCTATACGGCGAGCAAATCGGAAAAAAGTAAACGACATTCATACGCCCGACGACAAATGGTTGTTAGCAGAGTTTTACTCTTTAGCTAAGTTACGCGAAGAGGTATTAGGGTTTAAGTGGCACGTGGATCATATCGTGCCATTGAGCAAAGGAGGCAGACATTGCCTCACAAACCTTCAGGTAGTTCCAGAGCATTGGAATTTATCCAAAGGCAATCGAAACACCGATATATTTATTGGTGCAACCACTGGAGAGAACGATGACAAAGATAGTGCACGAGATACCTGACGAGCTTGAGCTTGAGGGTGAAGAGGTAGAGGTAAGTTTAGATGAGGGCAAAGAGGCTAAACCTGAAAAGTCTACAGCTGATGTTGAGCGAGTAGTTCAGGATAAGTCGGGCAAGCCTGAGTTTGACTTTGAAATTGAAGAAGAAGACGACACGCCTGTAGAAGATCAAGGTAAAGATCCGCTACCGGACGACATTGTTGAGCAGCTAGAGAATGACACTTTAGATGATTATTCTGAACGTGTTAAACAACGGATGGCACAACTTAAAAAAGTCTATCACGACGAAAGACGTGCTAAGGAATCTGCTGACAGAGAGCGGGAAGAAGCTATTCGTTTTGCAAAAAGTATTGCAGAGGAAAATAAAAAGTTAAAAACTACTCTTAGTAGCGGTGAAGAAGACTACTTAAAAATCATGAAAGATGCTCATGAGAAGGAATTAGCATTAGCTAAACGAGACTATCGTGAAGCTTATGAAGCGGGCGATACGGATAAGGTTATTGATGCTCAATCTAGAATGAATGAAGCTCAATATAAATTCTCTAATGCCCAAAACTTAAAACCGCAATATAATACTGTACAAGAGTCTACAGATAGTGTAGATTTTAAACAAAATGCCCCTCAACCAAAAACTCCAGAACCAGACGCTAAAGCAAAAGCTTGGCAGGATGACAATCCCTGGTTTGGTAAAGACACAGAAATGACGAGTCTTGCTTTGGGCGTACATGAAAATCTTGTTAGAAATGGAGTTAATCCCACTTCTGATGAATATTACCGTAGTATTAATAGTACTATGCAAAAACGATTCCCTGAAAAGTTTGGGGATAATTCGTTGGAACAGGTTAAACCCGCCCAACGCAAACCTTCTAATGTTGTTGCACCGGCTACGCGCAGTACCGCGCCTAAAAAAGTACGACTAACTAAAACTCAGATAGCTTTGGCTAAAAAGTTTAAGTTGACCCCGGAGCAATATGCACGAGAACTTGTAAAATCGGAGAACGCAAATGGATAAGGTTAAAATTGATCGAACTGATCGTGAAGTTGAAGTAAGAGAAGACCCTACAAAACAACGTGTGTGGCAACCAGCGGCGCTATTACCTGAGTTTACTCAGAAGCCGGGGTGGGTATATCGTTGGGTAAGAGTCTCTCTATTAAACGAACCAGACAACATGAACGTTTCTGCGAAAATGCGCGAGGGCTGGGAACCTGTACTACATTCAGAGCACCCAGAACTTATAATTGGTATTGAAACACACGGTCGATATAAAGAAAATATTGAGATCGGTGGTTTACTACTATGTAAGGCCCCCAAAGAATTAATGGACCAACGTCAGGCTTATATTAATAATAAAACTCAAGCCCAGACTGAAGCGGTAGATGCATCCTTTATGAACCAGAACGATCCACGGATGCCTAAATTTGCTGAAGGTCAAGAGAATGGCAGGTCTTTCGGTAAGGGCCGAAAATAAACCTTTTTATGGAGAAATAAGATGGCAACTACAGCTAGTCCTTATGGACTTAAAGCCGTAAACCACATCGGTGGTACGCCTTACGCGGGTTCTACTCGCTTACTGCCCATTGCCAACGGATACGCATCTAACATCTACAACGGATCAATTGTTTCTATTGTAGTTGGCGGTACTGTTGAAATGGTTACTGTTACAGGTAACGGTGGCGGCGGAACAGCAGCAGCGTTCCCAGCGGGCACAATTGGTGTTTTTGTAGGTTGTACCTACTCAGACCCAGTTACAGGCAATTTGACATTCAGTCAATACTGGCCTAGTGGTACAGCAGCAGGAGACGCACAAGCATATATTGTTGATGATCCTGATGTAGTATTCATGGCACAAGCCGACGGAGCAGTAACACAAGCTGACTTAGGTCAGAATACTCACCTTGCAGCAGTGCAGTCTACCACTACGGGTACTATCCCAGCTGGTAATTCTAACAGTGCAGTAACAGCTACAACCGCAACCACAGCAGCTTTCGCTTTCCGTGTTGTTGATTTTGTAGACAGCCCAACATCGGCTGTAGGTGACGCATTCACTGATTTACTTGTTAAGTTTAATGCTGGTGTTCACTCTTACAATAACTCAACCGGTATCTAAGGAGTCC